TATAGCTACGCCTTCGTCTAATGCACGATTGGTGTACATTGATACGATTTCATCGTTAGCTATTCTAGCTCGTTCAGTGACTGCATTCTCAGCCCATTCTTCTGGGTCTAAAGCGGCATACTGTAAGCCTTTGTATTGTGTGTCTGTAAGTGTGATTGTTATGTTTGGCATACTTGCCTCCTTTTTATCCGATTAAATAGCCCATAAATTGTGACGTTCCGTTACCTTGTTGAATTACCAAATTACCAGAGTATGTAATTTCAGCCCCTGTCCACATTTCAACATAGTCATTTGCGTTTAGGGAGATTATCGTACTGCCTGAAACGTAAGGATGGTCGTAAGACCCACTTCCATAGTCATTCCCTGCGCCTTGTCCAAAAATCCTACCATAGAGTTCACTTCCGTTTTTTCGGAGGGCAATGGTAAGAACACGCAGGTTACTCTCTGCACCTATACGCAAGTTAATTGCGAATAAATAAGTACCTGCAACGGGCGCAGTAAAACGGTGATTTGTATTATTGTAGTGGCTACCCACATTAACGTCTGTATCACCAAAAGTTATTTTGGTATTAGTAGTAGCACTCTGCTCTTGGCTACTCGTTTTTTTTGCCATAAACGCTGGCTGATACGGCATTGTGACACGGCCTGATGCGTCAATGCGGAGGCGTTCTGTGCCGCCAGTAGTAATACCTAAGGTATCTGCTACTGGGAAAAACATACCAGTATTAGTATCATCAACATTTGAATATGTTGGAGTTGTTGCTCCTGATACTGCTGTTCTAATATTAAATCCATTTTGACCTGATGTTCCATGCACAACATTAGTATTTGTTTGCATAGGATTTATAGCACCAAGTTTCACATTTCCTGCTACCTCTAACTTAGCACTAGGAGAACTCGTCGCAATACCAACATTAGAGCCATCAACTGTTACTGCATCTGCAAGTTGAGCTAATTCGTTTTGTTTACTCATTATGTCTGCTCCAGTACGCTCACGATCACGTCACAGCTTGATGCTGTATCTGATGTTACGACAATAGTGTCTGTTGTTTCTAAGATGACTTTACCATCCAAGACTGAGAGAGATGCACCAGAAGGAATGGGTACACTCTTAACGAGGTAAACACCTGCCGCCTGTACATCGACTTTAATCTGTGATGCTGTTCTGTTAGCTAAGTTACAACCGATCATCACTGATGTAGTTGCACTTGGTACTGTATATGTAGTTGTAGCACCTGTACCAACTGAGGCGCTTGTGTAGTTCTTAAAGACGTTTGCCATGAATCACCCCAATGCTATTGCCATTGCCAAGCTTGTTCCGGCTTGATCGACATCTAAATTACTTCTAGCAGTAGCAGCCGAAGATGCTCCTGTTCCGCCATTTGCTATAGAGAGGTCAGTACCGCTCCACGTTGTGTTATTAACACTCTCCAACTTATCGTTATTTAAGTTGGTAAAGTTCGCATCAACTTCAGTGTTAGTTAGGGGCGAACCCTTGCCAGATCGTGTTACAATAGTAGCCATTGTTCCCCCCTACCTATTAAGATGCAGCTAAAGTGATTGTCCAAGTAACGGACATCGTATCATCAGCAGCTTTGTTAACGACGCTAAATACTGTACGGCAAAGCATGTCACCCGAGGATGCAGCGTTGAAAATTCCAGCTTCTGTTACAGCACCCGTTGCATCACCCGCTTCAAACGCAGAAACGTATGCAACTTTTTCGTTGTTAGAACCTGTGATCGTCGACGAGTCTAACGCTTCGCGAGACCCCAGTAAGGTCACAAGGTCAGTTTGGCTTGCGGCCGCTGCTGTTGTGCCGGAACCTAACGCCATGTGAGACATGACTGCTTTAGAAGTACCTGTCATGCGAGATGCGATATAAGCAAGCCCCGCGTTTACAACGAGGTTCTTTTCCACGCGTTCTTCTTTGATGTTCCCGGCCTTGTCCTTTAGGACGATGTTAAGCTGACCGGATAGCTTTAGGTTTTCAAGGATCATTTCGATCTCCTAAGTAAAGGTTCGGGAAGCGCCGACGTAGTCTTCCGCAAAGTAAGTGAAGTCAGCAAAACCCTGACTTCGTAATGACCCCACGTCGGTCATGGAGGTTGTGTCTGACGGACGTTTACCAAAGTTAAGAACATCACCGTCCGTAACTCCGTAGCTGTCCGTAAACGCTCTGTTGTAACTCACAGCAAAGTTTAGGGCGTCTGTAGCCGCAGCTATGTTTCCTGTAACTTTTGCAAACTGCATTTCTTGGTCGTCTTCTGTAGTTGCTTCGCCGTCTAGGTCATCAGTTACAGTTGCTTGGTCGGCGAGGAATTTGGTAATCGCAAACGCATCTATTGCATCCACAGCAGTAGGAGCTTCGTTTAAGCCTTTATTGGGGTGCTTGACGAACAATAGGTCGTTGGTCGAAAAACTATCGTTTGCCACCTTGCCTAAATTAAACGTCGATACCTCACTGGCGCCGTACGCGTCATCAAACCCAGTGCTGAAATTTTTACTAATCGGGTCTAAAACTGTCGCTGTGTCGGTTAGCGGCTTAAAGAAATCAAATATGTGCTCTTCACTTACGTACCCATTATCTGCAAGAACTTTAAAGAACGCTAGAGTGGCATCCTCCGCCGCACTAGAGTCGTCAGTGAAAGTTTTAAACACGCTTAAAACAGCACCGTCTGATGTACCTACGCCGTCTAACGCAGCTAAACTGTCTAAGAACGCAGACGTTATTAAAAACTCGCCGGTTTCAAACGTCGCTTTTACGGAGTTTGCAGTGTAAGTCGCAGACACACCTAGCCGCTTGTACGCGGCTTTAAGAGCTTGGTGTAATACTACGGACTTGAGTTTCACGCAAAGTCCTCCCGTATTCTGAACCGTAAGGTTTCGTACAGAGTTTCACGAAGTCCAGAGGCTTTAACTATTTCTAGCTCACCCTCGTAAGTACCGGCTTCTTGGTTTAGATCGTTTGCCTGCCACTGGACGATTGCTACTCCAGTAGCAGCAGTGTCTGGGTTTACGTACAACGCTCGCGAGAATAATACTGTTGTTTCTCCAACAGCACGAAAATGCAGAGTTACAGAACCGCCTGTTAAGTCTGTAGCTAAGTTCGTATCTTCGTCAACCAACGTCACTTTTATTTGTGGTCCAGTGTCGCCTTGTACGTAGTTAAATGATGTTGCCATTATGCTCTCCTTCTACGACCAGAAAAGTTTTGAAACTGTACACGCGTTCTTACTCTGCGGTACTCTCTACTCTTCGCGTCGTCGATTTCTTTGGCAAACTTTTGTCGATAGTACATGGACAACTCCATGTTGCTCCACTCTTTGCCGGGTACAGATGTTAAATGTGCTATAGCCCCGTAAGAAATACAGCGCCCGTGAGATTCAAAAATCCAGTCTTCTACACCCGTTGCAGTAAGTTTTGTTTTAAGAACTCCCCACCCTCTGAAAGAGTATTTGTTGTCAGGTGTTGGGTAGAACCGAATAGATGTATCTTGGTAGATTGCATAAAAAGTCGGAGAGCCCGTGCCGTTGAACTGTGACGTGTCTAAATGTTTGTCTGTGACACGACTCATAGGTCGCCCATCCAGTATTAATTCGTAGACATTTTCTAGTATGGCTTCGTTAGATGGCAACTGTATTGGATAGTCTGCAACTTTATTTACAGCGTAATCTTTTTCTATCTCAAAGCGCCAAATCTCGCTTCGCTCTAAGAACTTAGAAGCGGCCTCTTGTAAGTGAGACTCCATAACAATCTCAGGACAACCCGGTAGGTAAGGTTGTAGGTATGGGTAAAATTTACTCCAAAGGGTTGTAGCCATTTACGCCACCATACTTCCTGGAGACGGCGAAACTGCCGCGTCCACTTGAGTTTTTGTACCAATCGCCGCGTTGAATGTTTGAAAAGCAGATGAAGCGCGTGCCTCATTAGCTCCGTACTCTGCATCTTTCGAGTACGCTCTATACAATACCCAATCAGTGATTGGACCAAGGTATATGTCGTCAAGTAAAATAACTGTGGCATTACTGTTTGCGGGGTCTAACTGACTGTCTGTCAGCGCGTGCTGATCTGGTGTGTCAACGTAGACGACCTCGAGCTGTGCTGTTGCAGCCGCCGGAGGATAAACATAAAAATCTTTAGGGTTACGTGGATCGTAAGTATAGTGTTGTATGTTAGCGGTTTGTGTTTCTGTATGCCAACTGGGGCGCTGATCATCTAAAACACTCTGCGCAACAACTCTAACAACTTTCTTAGTGGAGGCAGAAGCTACATTTCGTTTGATGTCCAAAAGTCTGATCGCTGTAGGAAATCCACCGCTAGAAGCAGTTAATGTCTGTTTAGACCCTGCCGCGCATGTAAAAGTTGCACACTTCGCGTTTGCGTCTGGTCTAAGTAAAACTATGCTGAGGTACGACTCGTTCAACCACCGTTGAAGCTCGAGACGCGGCCAACGCACGTTTGAATCTTGTAAAATAGCTTCGACGCGAGAAATAACATCGATAACCTTTATGGTCGCCATTAGCTTAGTCCTCTCATTAAAGGGTGAGAGGGGGAGTGATCCCCCTCCCGTTAGCTATTAGCTTGCAGCGCCAACTAGAGCTGTTACCAATGCTTCGTTTTTAACAACTTTGCGGCCATATACGGCAAGGCCACGAACGATGTCACCGAAGTCAGTTTGGTTACGTAAAGGCTCAGTTTTGCTGATCTGAGAAGCAAACGAACAAGCTGTGCTTGTACCAGCTACCATCATACGACGTGCTTTAGCGTTTGATACTGTTGCACCACCAGATGTTGCAGATAGACCAGGAACAAGAGCTTTAGCGGCTTGACCTTTTGGCAACAAGTTAGACACGTATACGTCGAAGCGATCTAGCATACCGATTTTACCTGTACGGATTGTGCTTGACTGATCACCTGTGAAGTACGCTTGTGCAATGTTTGTTTGCATTAACAACTGACGATCACGTGGTGAGATGATTAACCAACGGCCATCTTCTGGAACGTTTTGCTCATCTAATGCTGAAGACATCTGTAAGATCGCGTTCAATACGTTTGCAGGTGTTGCTTGGTCGATTGGAGCAGTGTCTGTTCCAAGGTTATAAGCACCTGAGATAGCACCAGCAGTTGCACCTTTGTTTGATGCGTTTGCACCTGATGTTACGAACCAGTTGAAGAACGTGTCATTTTCGATAACAATTTTCAACTGTTTAGCTGCATCATCAGTGAACATGTTCATTAAGTCCATGTCAGCTTGGTGAGCAAGTACATCGTTTACTTGTACGCTGAAGTATTTACCTTGATCGATCTGCATGTCTTGGAAGATCGGTACAGGAACTTCAGAAGTCAGGGTAGTACCCGCTCCTGCGTAGTCATTGATGGTGATTGATGGTGCTTGACGGATACGAATTGTA